ACCCTCCCCAAGGTGCATCAGACCCAACTGCGGGGCAAACCCGTAGCCGGAACCTGGAGGCTGCGCCAGACCTGCCAGGGGAACGTTCTGGAGGTGTTCAGGTTCGGAGGGAGTTGGAGCCCCGCGACACCAGCAGTGCAGATCCATCAGGCCCCCGATCAGGTGCTGCTGTTCGACAACGGCGAGGTGTTCGTAAAGGAGTGCCGCTAGAGCAACCCACCAAACCCGGCGCCCCCTCCCGCACAGAGCTATCTGAACGGCTGATTGTGGAAAACCAGGGACTAGCTGAGGCAGCCGCTGCTAAGTGGTCCCGCCGCTGCAGCAGGCCCTTTGAAGACTTCATTGGTCCCGCCCTGGAGGGGCTGATCAACGGGTGCCGCCGCTATGACCCCACGCGGATCAACCCAACCACCGGCCGCCCCTACGCCCTCAGCTCCTGCGTCTGCGCCTTCATCGAGGGCAGCATCAAACATCACATCAGGGATCACGGCTACGACGTGAAAATGCCCAGCAAGTGGCGCGAGCACTACCCCAAGGTGCGACGCCTCCTGGCCGAGGGGCAGACCCTGGCCCAGGTTGTCGAGGCCCTGCCTACGTTCACTGAGGCCGAGATCACCGAGATGCTGGGCGGCATGGTCGGCACCATCGAGCTAGAGGACGAGCTGACCTTGTTCAGCCAGCATCAACCCCAGGCTACAGAGGCAGCGATTGCCCCGGCCCTCTATGCCCTGGTGGAGGGGTCCTTCGCCAACCTTCGCCCCGCCGATCGCGGCCTGCTGGAGCGGTGGGCAGCCGACCCCTTTAAGCGGGCCTACCCCTCGGGGCCAATGCTGCAGTTCCACAACCGCCTGAAGGCCCAGCTACGGGGCCGCACCCTGGAGCAGTTCAGGCAGGGGCTGCTAGCTGTCGAGGTGCCTGCTGTTACCCCGGTGCCCCGTGAGCGGCGCCCCCGTCAGCCCAAGCCCGCACCGGTCGAGGTGGTGCAGCCGTCCCTGTTCGCCCGCCGCAAGCCCCATCCCAAGGCGGTGAAGCTCTAAGGCGGAAAGCTCCAACAGCAGGCAAAAAGTACGGGCAGCGGTGCGATCTGATCATCCTGGAACCGACCCGAAACTGCCGAGCTTTCGGCATCCAATCCTGCAGGAACACGCCAGCGATCTGGAGCGGGCCTTTGATGCGTGGTACTGCTTGAGGGGGGAGGAGACGAAAAAGAAATACTTGCCCCAAGAAGCAGCAGAACCAGCCAGCGCCTACAGCGGGCGCTTGAATCGTGCGGTGTTCTCAGACTTCTTTAAGGCAGGCATCGAGGCCTTTGCTGGGGTGCTCTCGCGCAGTGACCTAGTGGATCCCCCGGCCAGTTTTGAGAGGGCGCAGGACAATGTGGACCTGGAGGGCAACAGCCTTCAGGCGTTTTGGATGACCGTCGATGCCTTGTGCTTGCGGGATGGCGCGGTGCCGATCCTGGTCGAGATGCCCGATGGCCAACCCACCGATGGGGCCAATGAAGCGGCATTGAAGCGGCGCCCGTATCTGGTCAACCGCACCCGTTCAACCTGCCTGAACTGGCGCACGGCCATCGTGGATTCGGTGGAGGTGGTGAGCCGCTGCACCTTCCTGGAATGGGCCGAGGTGGACGATCCCGATGGGGACTTTGGGGTGCAGTACGAGGAGCGATACCGGGTGATCGAGCCGGGGAAATGGACCCTGCTCAAACTGAACAAGCGGGCTGACGGCACCCTGGCCCTGGAGGTGGTGGATGAGGGCCAGTACCTGGACGCCAAGCAGCAACCGCTGACCATCTGCCCGGTGGTCTGGTACTCAGCCGAGCGCACCGGCTACGGCAAGGGCGGGCTACCGCTGCGACAGGTGGTGGAGCACTGCATCGAGCATTACCAAATGCGCTCCGACCTGAAGGAGAAAACCCACAAATGCGCCATGCCCGTGCCGGTGCGCAAGGGTGCCCCGCCGCCGATGCCTGGCCAGGATGCTACCCCCTTGGTGATTGGCCCGAATACGGCCATCGATGTGGACAAGGACGGGGACTTCAAGTTTGCCGAGCCTGATGGAAGCTCCCTGGCTGAGCAGCGGTCCCAAATCAAAGATGTAGAGGACCTGATCAATCAGCAACTGCTGGGCTTCCTCAGCGGCGACAGCAAGCAGACCAAAACCGCCACCCAGGCCCAGCTAGAGGGCGGGCGCACCCAGGTGTCCATCAAGGCGATGGGCGAGCGCAAGCGATCGGTGATGCAGTCCATCCTGGCGATCTGGTGCCTCTACACCGGGGAGGAGCTGTTGGTCGGCGCTGGCCTGACGATGGATGAGAACGCCTATGACCAGCCCCTCGATGCGCAATCAGCAGCGCAACTGCAGCTCCTAGCCGGTGGTGTCGAGCTGATCAGCCAGGAGAGTGCTGTGGAGGAGCTGCAGCGGGGCGGCTTCAACCGGGCGACGAGCAGCGTGGAAGATGAGATGGCCAGGATCCGTGCCGAGCGGCCAATGCTGGGGGCCCCCACGCCAAGCCGCAACGACACGACAACGCCGCTGGATCAGGGGCAGCCGACGACGCCCAGCCGTAACCCGTGAGCAACCGCATCATCAGCAGCGTGGACTCCTACGCCGCGATCCTCGATGAGCTGGAGGGGCGCATGGTGGCCAACACCACCGCCATGCTCCGCACCGCCCTGGACCGGGTGCTAGGCGACCTGAAGCGCCACTACGCGGCCTACCTGGCTGCCGTTGGCCCTGTCGCCCTAGACCCCGAGGGCAACGCGATCCGCGCCCCCGGTGCCTACAGCTCAGCCGAGGCCACCACCAAGTACCGGGCAATCCTGCGGGACGCCCAGCAGTTCCTGCCGCCGGAGGAGATCGCAGCCTGGCAGCGGCGGTTCACCACCGATCTAGTCGAGGCCCTTGCCGTTGGTGGTGAGGCTGCAGCAGCCCTGCAAACCATCGTGACCGGTGCCACTGCCCAGTTCGCCGGGGCCAACCCTCTGGCCGTCCGTGCTGCTACCCAGGCCGCAACCGCCTTCATGGAGGGCGAAGCGGCTCGGTTCCGCGATCAGATCGCCCAGATCGTCAGCGAGGGGGTGGCCCGTGGCTGGGGCTCCAAGCGGCTGGAGCGGCAGATCGTGGGGGCCCTGGAGGGCACGACCGACGCAGCAGGCAAGACCGCCCGGATGGGGCTAAGGCAGCGGGCTGAGGTGATTGCCCGATCAGAGCTGGCCAATGCCTACGTCAAGGGTGCCATTGACCACAACCTGGCCGAGGGGTTCGCCTATATCCGCTGGGTTGCCGCCACTGATGAGCGGGCCTGCCGGTGGTGCCTCAGTCGCCATGGGCGGATCTTCCCGGCAGATCAGGTGGTGATCCCTGCCCACCCGCAATGCCGCTGCACACCAGTTCCGCTGCCAGCCGATGAGGTGCAGGAGGAGGATCCGGTGATCAGGGACACCCTGCTGGATGGGGACTTCTGGCGGGAGGAGCAGGATGCAGGGGTGAAGGCCCTGGCCAAGGCCGAGGGGATCAGCGAGGAACGAGCGCGGCAGGTGCTGGCCCAGGCACTGCGGGCCCCCACCGCAAGCGAGCGATACCTGTTCCCCGACCGCAAGGGCAGTGTGCCCCCCTCCACGTCGCTGGATGCCCCGAAGGATGGGCGCACCTTCAGCGAGGCGGTGGGGCAGTTGGCGGTGAACCGGGCGGCAGCTCGGCGTTAAAGGGGTGCCGGAGGTGACATCGGCCCCTGCGCTGAACAAGGACCCTCCGGCTCGCCCATCCTAAGCCGCTGCAGTTTCCTAAGGCAACTGGCAAGCTAGGGAAACGCAACACGCGCCATGCCCCTTGAACTACGGGCGTTTCTCACCCTGCACGCCACGGTCGGCGCTCGGGATGAGGAGGCCACCCGCCAGGTGCTGCGTGATGTGGCCCTGAACCTAGAGCGCAAAACCGCGCACAAGATCGTCACCATGCTGGAGCGGTCCATCAGCGTGGGCGCTCGCGTCTGGCTGCAGGGGCTGGCCTAAAACCATGTCAGAGCGCACCTTTCAGTGCAGGCGAAACAGTACCTGTAGGGCATGGATTGAGGAAAGCGCAATCGAGTGGCAGACCGAAGCGGGCAAGCGGCGCCCGTTTTGCCAGCCTGGCATGTGCCCCAATGGCAAGCGGTCGGATACATCTGAAGACCTGTTGGCGCTGCAGCTCGATGCCCGCAGGCTCAGGGCTGAGGTGAGGGATGCCAAGGCCTCGGCAGAGCGAGCCCTGGCCAAGCTGGAAACGGTGCAGGATGCCCTGACCACAGCCCTGGAGATCAGGGACATTTTCGACCAGGGCGCGATTGAGCCGCCGGGCAATCCAGAGAAGGAAGAGGCGGCACCGATCCTGATGATCAGCGACATTCACTGCGGGATGGTGGTCAAGGCGTCAGCGGTGAACGATCTCAATGAGTTTTCGCCTGACATTTTTGATGATCGGCTTGATGCGGTGTTCCGTAATGCCCTGAAGATCATCAACGGCCAGCGCAACACCATGTCCATCCGCGAAGGCGTGGTCTGGCTGGGAGGCGACATGATAGAGGGGGAGCTGCACAACGACGCCGTGCAGAACCAAACGCTGACCACCACGCAGCAGATCGTGCGGTGTCAGTTGGCCCTGGTGCGGGGCTTTGATTACCTGCTGGCTCACTCTGACCTAGAGCGGATCATGGTGCCCTGCAACGTGGGCAACCATGACCGGACCACCAAAAAGCAGCAGAGCAACGCTACAGAGAACAGCTTTGCCCATTTAATGTATCACAACCTGCGGCGCCACTACAGGGAGCAGCCGCGCCTGGTATGGCAGATCGCTGATGCTGATTGCCTCTACCTAGATGTGTATGACAAGCGGCTGCGGTTCTTTCATGGTGACTCGGTGAAATACAACGGCGGCGCTGCTGGTCCTCTGTGGAATGTGGACAAGCATGTAAAGAACCTCGATCAAAGCATCCCAGCCGACAACACCTTTCACGGCCACTTCCACACCCTCAGCTTTGGCAGGGCCACCGGCAACGGCAGCCTTCCCGGTTGCGCTCCTTATGGCCACCGGCAGGGTTACCGCCCCGAGCGTCCGCAGCAGGGGATGCGCTTCCTGCACAGCTCTATGGGTTTCGTTGGTTCATTCCCGGTCTTTACCGAGTAACACGTGTCCCATCGGATCGAAGGATCAGAACTTGTTTCCAAACGTGTCACCAAAAACAGCTTTCGGCGGGAAATCATCAACGGGTGGGACGGATCCTGCGCCTACTGCGGCTGCGAGCCCGAGAAACTGACGCTCGACCACGTGATCCCCAAGGCCAAGGGAGGCACAACGGAGCGATCCAACCTCGTCCCGGCTTGTGCTGGCTGCAACGTGTCCAAGAACCATTGCGACGTTTGGGCCTGGTATCACGCGCAGCCGTTCTTCTGCCCTACCAAGGCTGAAAAGATCAGGGGTTGGCTAGCACCGGAAACCTGAGCCAGATCGTGCGGCGCCATGGCCATCCCCATCCTCAACAACCTGTGGCGGATCACCCCGAAGGATGACCGTGAGTTGATCCGGGGTTATGCGGGCTGGCCTCTTTCGGTGTCCAACCT